TTCTTGTAAATTCAATATTAAACAATCCGAAATCAAAACTTCGAGGCTCTACATAAACAGGGAAGCGATAGTTGTACATTTCTTTTATTTCTGAAGCACGTTTTTTAAAACTGCTCTTGTGTTTCTGCGGTTGTGATAAATCCACTAAATCGTAGTTCACATTTGCCATGTCTATTCCTAAACTTTTGGCCTTGTTATAAAACTTTTGTTTTGCTCTGATACTCATAATAATTAATATAAAAATCGGGTTAAAAAATATACTGCAATAATTCCGATTGCGTAAACTTGGTACTTCTGTTTTGATAAAAATGTTTTCATTTGTTTTGTTTTTTTAATTTTTTAAAAAATAATATTTGTTCTAAACACCATTCTTTTGAATATGTTTTTACATCAAACCAAAAAACAACACCATTATATCTTTGTTTCCAATTATTAATGGCATTGTCTATTATCATTAGTTTATTCATTTAACATTAACTTATAATTTTCAATTTGCGATTTACAATTTTCAACATAACCTTTATTCCAAATATTCATTTTAATTGTATTTTCTAATCTTTCAATGTTTGTTTTAATTTCTTGAGTTGTCATAATTTTTGATTTTTTAGTGATTAATTATATGCAAATATAGTTATTTATAATAAACTACCAAACATTTTTCTAATTATTTTTATATATCTTTGTTTTTATGAAGCAGCCAAGAGTTTTAATTCAAACGGAAGAGGATCAGGAATATAGAAATTTCGATTTTGTTATCTCTGATGTCAATGGCTGTTATGTGATTGACAGCGAGACAATGTGCTTGGTTATAAAAGGAACTGATTTTATATTGGAGTTTAATGGGGAGCTGTACGATGAGGTTAAAAAAAATATTGCTATTAGAAACCTAATGGATAAGAACTAAATGCTTGAAGAATTAGCAAAGCGAGATAAAGATTGGCGCAAAATGGCATTTCATATTTGTAAAAGCCATGATACCGCTGACGACCTTGTCCAGGATATGTATCTTAAATTTGCTAATTACGATAAAAAGGTCAATGATTTTTATATTTACTTTGCAATCAAGTCCATTTGGCTTGACAAATTAAAAGACAAAAAAACAAAAACAGTTGAACTAATTGATAATTTTAATATCTTCGCTGATACTTACGATTTTGAATTAGACGAAATAAAAGAAATAACACTAAAAAAAGTAAAACAATTACCTTTTTTTGAACGTGAACTTTTAAAAGTAACAACCCAGGAGATGAGCCAACGAGAATTATCTCGACAAACCGGCATAAATTTATTGGTGATTCAAAAAACGGTAAAAAAAACAAAAGAACAACTATGGGAAGACGTAAAAAAATTACAGGAGCGGGAGATATAATAGCATCCATAACCGAAGCAGTAGGAATTGAGCCATGTGATGACTGCAATAAAAGAAAAGAAAAGCTTAACAATCTTTTCCCGATTGGAGCATTGGATTTAGAAGATGACGAAAGAGAATATTTAGGTACATTGTTTGCATCTAATCCAACAGAACTAAATAAAGAAATGCAACATAAAATCTCAAGCATATATTTTAAATGCTACCGAGTGAAGCCATTTGATCCTTGCACAAATTGTCCTGGGGTTTGGAAGTCATTTATTAAGAAATTAAAGAAGCTTTTATGATATTAGAAAAAATACAGAATGTTAAACTTAATCCAAACAATCCTCGTTTAATTAAAGACGATAAGTTTAAAAAGTTAGTTCAGTCTATTAAAGACTTTCCTGAAATGCTAAACATCCGGCCTATTGTAGTTAATAAGGATATGATTATTCTTGGTGGCAATATGCGATATAAGGCATGTAAAGAAGCCGGATTAAAAGAAATACCTATTATTGTAACTGACCTAACTGAAGATCAGCAAAGAGAGTTTTTAATCAAAGATAATACAAGCGGTGGCGAGTGGGATTGGGAAATATTAGCAAACGAATGGGATAGTGAAGAATTGGAATCCTGGGGGTTGGATTTACCGATTGATTTTAATACTGAAGTACTAGAAGCTGAAGAGGATGACTTTGAAGTTCCTGAAGACGGTATTGAAACCGATATTGTACTTGGAGATTTGTTTGAGATTGGAGAGCATCGGTTGTTATGTGGAGATAGTACTTGCAGTGATACGGTTGCAAAGTTAATGAATGGAGAGAAAGCTGATATGGTATTTACTGACCCGCCTTATGGAGTTAGTTATACGGGAGGTCATAATGAAAAGAAAAGAAAAGGAATTGAAAACGACACTTTACAAGGTCAAGACTTAACAAATCTTTTTAGGGACAGTTTATTGAATGCAGACTTATTCAGCAAGGATTATTCAGCTTTTTACATTTGGTTTAGTACTAATAAAGCACAAGAAACATTTTTATCATTTTCAGAGTTAAATTTAGAAGTAAGGGCAATATTGTGTTGGTATAAAGTAAAAAGTGGATTAGGAGCATTTATGGCACAATACATTCCAAACTTTGAGCCTTGCATATATGCTTTTAAGAAAGGTAAAAATCCACAGTGGTTTGGTGCGACTGATGAGAAAAGTGTTTGGGAATTAAAAAAAGACCAAAGAAACGATTACCATCCAACACAAAAGCCAGTTGAACTTCCATCGAGAGCAATAGAAAATAGTAGTAAATTAAAAGACATCATATATGATTGTTTTTTAGGTAGTGGCTCAACAATGGTTGCATCACACCAATTAAATCGCAAATGCTACGGAATGGAACTAGACCCTAAATACTGCCAAGTTATAATTGACCGAATGAAAAAGTTAGATCCAACACTTGAAATAAAACGCAATGGCATACGACAAGATTAAAATATTTGAACAGGCAAAAGAAATGGTAGTTAAACATAAATTGTTTTTTATGGATGAAGTTCCTGACTTTTTGCCTTGCAGTCGTTCTACTTTTTATGATTTTTTTCCTAATAAGTCGGATGAATTGGATACATTAAAAGAGTTAATTTCAATTAACAAAACTCAAATTAAAACATCAATGCGATCCAAGTGGTATCAATCTGACAATCCAACTTTGCAAATGGGATTGATGAAATTAATTTCAACTCCTGAAGAGCTGCGCAAACTATCTATGACTCACAATGCAGTTGAAGAAGTTGAGAAACCAATATTTAAAACAATCGATTTAGATGTTGACCAAAACGACAGCGCAGAATAAAATAAGCAATCTTAAAAAGCGGGTGCGTATTGTTCAAGGTGGAACTTCTTCATCAAAGACCTTTAGCATTATCCCTTTGCTTATTCAATATGCTATTCAAACTCCCAACAGCGAGATATCAATAGTAGCTGAAAGCATACCGCATTTAAGGCGTGGTGCAATCAAAGACTTTATTAAAATAATGAATTGGGTCGGTAATTTTAAAGAGGATAATTGGAATAAATCAAACCTAATTTATAATTTTAGTAACGGAAGTTATATTGAGTTTTTTTCTGCCGATATGCCTGACAAACTTCGAGGTGCGAGGCGTGATATTTTATTTATAAACGAGTGCAACAATGTAACCTTTGAAAGCTATCAGCAACTATCAATAAGAACTAAAAAGTTTATTTATTTAGACTACAATCCAACAAACGAGTTTTGGGTACACACAGAGCTTTTAAGCGATAAAAATTCAGATTTTGTAATACTTACCTATAAAGATAATGAGGCTTTAGATAAGGCCATAGTAAGCGAAATAGAACGTGCAAAAGATAAAGCTTTAACTTCTTCTTATTGGGCTAATTGGTGGAACGTTTACGGTCTTGGTCAGATAGGAAGCCTGGAGGGTGTTATCTTTAATAATTGGAAACAAATAGATACTATTCCAAATGATGCAAAGTTATTAGGCACAGGAATTGACTTTGGATATACAAATGATCCAACTGCAATTATAGAAGTTTATAAATGGAATAACCAAAGGATATTAAACGAGATATGCTATCAAACACAATTATCAAACGCTCAAATATCAAAGTATATTACAAATCGTTTACCTTGCTATTGTGATAGTGCCGAGCCTAAATCAATAGCAGAATTAAGACGGTTAGGATTAAACGCAACCGGTGTTAAAAAGGGTGCTGATAGTATTAACTTTGGTATTCAAATAATGCAGGAGCAGGATTATCTTATTACAAAGTCCTCTGTTAATCTTATAAATGAATTTAGGAAATATAGTTGGGATAAAGACAAACGTACAGGAAGCCAAACAAATAAGCCAATAGATATGTTTAACCACGCCATGGATGCAGTTCGCTATCATGAAATGGAAACAATAGGAATAAAAACTCAAAAGACAGCTTCCGACTTTAGATAAAATCAAAACACTTTTTTGTCGTTATATTGGTATGAAGATAAACATACCAACATCGCTACAGGATATAACACTAAATCAATTTGTCGAGTTTCAAAACTCCGAGCAAACTAATCAGGATTTAGTGTCAATCTTTTGTGAGATTGAAAACACAAACCTATTGCAGTTAAAAGACTTTCAAGAGATAACTGAAATAGTTAATAAGACTTTAACCATTGATCCTAATTTTCATCGCAGATTTGTTTACAAAGGTGTTCATTATGGATTTATCCCAAAGTTAGATAACCTTTCAACCGCTGAATATATCGATTTGGAGATGTATATGGCCAAGCCTGAAACGTTTTACAAAGCGATGTCAATATTATATCGCCCTGTTGTAAAGTTTAAGCGTAATTGGTTTAAAAGAACAGAGCCATTTTATGATATTGCTCCTTATACCGGCACTCATGAATTATTTAAAGATGCTCCAAGTGAGTATTATTTTGGTGCGTGTGCTTTTTTTTTCGCTTTACTGAAAGACTTAGGAAATTACACAGTGGATTATTCGATGTCTATTTTGAAAAAGAGCAAACAAGGGAGAGCCTATTTAACGCAAAGTGGGGTTGGTACGTTAGCATTCGAGCTTTAGCAGAATTAAACCACAAAGAAGAAGAAGAAGTATTGGAATATCCAATTACAAAAACGTTAAGAATATTGGAATTTGAAAAGGAAAAGTCAGAGTGCGCAATTGAAATGATTAAAAAGCAAAACAAATGAGAGGATTTTATTTAACGATTGAACTATTAAAAGACTTACTTGAAGATGATGTAAATGTTCATACTATTGTTCATGGGTTGAAGTCCGGCATGGATATAAATAAAAAAAATGTATTTCCTTTGGCGCATTTGCAAGTTACATCATCAACTGCTGACAATCAATTTATATCTTTTACGTTTGAGGTTGCTGTAGTGGATTTAAGAAATATAAGTAAAAAGATAGTAACTGATAAATGGTTACAAAATGATAACGAATTGGATAATCTTAACACTTGCCACGCTGTTTTAAATAGATTGGTTACAAAGTTAAGACTTCAAAATAATGCTGATAAGATTGAATTGAATAACATACCTACATTAACACCTATCATATTTGAAGATATGAATTTGTTGGATGGATGGCGAACTGAATTGGAACTGATAATTCCAAACAACGAAATCAATGTCTGTTAGTAAGAAAAATACAGAGATAGCTTTGAAGCAATTTATCAATGAGGTTGTTTCAAAGGCGAGAACTAATTTAGCACGTAAGGGCAAAAACGCAAGTGGTAATTTATCGAAATCAATAAGTGGCGATTACAAAGTAAGTCCTAATAGCTTTCAATTATCTTTCTCAATGGAAGATTATGGAACGTTTCAAGACCTGGGAGTTAAGGGTGCAAGGTCAAGCACTAAAGCACCAAATAGTCCGTATAAGTTTGGCACAGGAACAGCTCCAAAAGGAATGTTCAAAACTGCTATTAATGCTTGGGTAATTAGAAAAGGAATAGCACCAAGAGCAAACGGAAAGTTTGCAAGTAGATCCCAAATGTTATTCAATATTCGCAGGTCAATATTCAACACAGGGATAAGGCCAAGTTTATTTTTTACGGATGCTTTTGCAGTTGGATTTAAAGGATTGGACAATACAGTAATAGAAGCATACGGATTAGATGTTGAAACGTTTTTAAAATTTACTTTAGAAGATGGCAAAAAGAATTAAAATAGAATTTGTAAACAATCCTTCATCAGGAACAAATATAGGATTTGAAGTTACTTATGGAGCTAATAGCAACTTTAAAGGTGCTACTTTAGGCATAACTGTAAGCATAGGATTAAATAAGGAAGCTACTGCATTGAACTTGTATAATTGGTATTTATTACCGGGGCAATTTCCTGCTTGGCAAACGGCGATCCAAACAATAACATTAACAAGTAATATTATATATTTTGATTTTGATGTAGTAGATGAATCAATATTATCATTCCCAATTCTTGATTCATCGAGTGCTGATGTATTAATTAATGAAATAGTGCCACCTATTGAAGAGCCTTTAAGAATAGCTTTAGCACGTTCAACTTATTCTTTAAGAATTACCCCATCTGAATTATATGACACAGCAGAATTAGGGTTGTTTATATGGCAAGGGGATATAAATAACGTTCCTATTGTTGCAAGTTATAACCTATCAAAGCAAGTTGTTCAATTAGGGCAAACAACGATAAATTTTGATATTAATAATTTAATAAAAGAATTTACTCAAGGCGATATTTCAAATTATTTGCTTTCGGGAGTGCAACCATCTAATTATAATGCGAGTACTTGGGTTTATTATTATGTGGCTTGTTATAATAATAATGATAACATATACGAAACATCAGGAACTTTATTAGGTGTATATGGCTATGGTTATTTTAACGAGGGTTTCAATCCTCAATTATCAAGTAAAGTTTTAATATCTAATAACAATCAAAGACATTTTAGAGACCAAGATAATAGGCTGTATTTTATTACGGATGGATTAACTTCTTTGGAGGTTAATGGCGATGCAATTACTATTACTGCCAATTTGGATTTGAATACAGAGTACATTCAAAGTATCAATTTAAAAGACTACGATACTGACGATGCTATAATTTGTGAGTTTGTTTATGAAGATGAAACACGCACAATAACTTATGATGTTTTAGATGGCTGTATTTATCCGGTTATCAATTGCGTATTTATAAATAAGTTCGGATTTCCACAATCATTTTTTCTTACGTTAGTAAACAAAATAACAGACCAAGTTGATAGCGAAGATTACAGAGGGTTGACTTCTAACTTTGGTATTTACAATACAGCGGATCATCAATACAGCAACTTTAATTTAAACGGAAGAAGTGAAATAGTTTGTAATACTGATTACTTAAACGAGATTGAAAACGAGAATATAAAACAAATGTTATTGTCAGAGAAAATATGGTTTATTGAAGATGGCGAAATACTTCCGGTAAATTTAGAAAGCAAATCGGTAGCTTATAAAACGCAATTAAACGACAAGCTAATACAATACTCATTCAACTTTAAATATTCATTTGACATCATTAATAACGTACAATAATGATAGGAACTAACCTATACATATTAGATATAAACAACCCCAATAATTTTATAAAGGTTGATTTGTTTAAGGATGAAAACTTTGAGTTAAATTCAAGCGTTTCAAATATAAACGATATTTCAAAAACCTTCAGCGATTTTAGTCAGAGTTTTACAGTTCCGGCAAGTGATACAAATAATAGAATATTTCAACACTATTATAACTCCGATGTTGATGGAAGTTTTAACCCTAATATTCGTGTAAGCTCGTTAATTGAGATTGGCAGTTTACCTTTTAGATTTGGGTTAATTCAGTTGGAAGATGTTAAGCTAAAAAATACTCAACCTACAAGTTATACAATTCGCTTCTTTTCAAAAGTAGTAAACCTATCTGATAAATTTGGAGATGATGAGTTAACAGGTTTAGACTTATCAGAGTTTAACCATGAGTTTAGCAGAGCTGTTGTTTTCAATGCAACACAAGACGAAAGTATAAATAATGGCGATATTTATTACCCATTAATTTCAAGCGTTAGAAACTTTCAAATTGGAACATCAAATACTGATGATATTACTGATGTTTTAGGACAGATAAAATTTACTGATTTAAAACCTGCTATTAGAGTAATTCGTATAATAGAAGCCATAGAGAATAAATATAATATTACATTTGATAGGGAGTTTTTAAATCGTGCTGCCTTTGGTAATTTGTTTATGTGGTTGCATTCTTATTCAGAACAAATTAAAGTCACTTCAACATCATTAGAAATAGATATTACAAGTTTAACAGTATTGAATGATGATTGGGCTGTTCCAAGTCCTGAAATTAATATTACTACAAACTCTGTTTTAATAGATTGGGAGAATAATTTTTCTACTTATAATATAGCACCGGGCGTTAAAAAAGCTGGTTTTTCTGTATTTATATATACAACATCTTCTTATCCTTATAATTTAGAAATTTATGATAATGGTGTTTTATACTATACACATACAAATTTATTTCAAAATTCACAAACTTTAATATATAATAAATATGAATCAGAAGATCCCTCAAATCATTTATTTACATTTAAAATTTCAAGCATTGGAGGTAATTTAACATTTACATCTGCTATATTTTATCAAGGTTTAATACAGTATCCTCCTTTTCCTACACCTCAACCCCTAATAGCTATAAGATATTTATATGCAACTTCACCAAGTCAAACAACATCTAATTCTATTTTAAAAATCAATGAACAAATACCAAAGTTAAAAGTTAGGGATTTTATTACTTCAATTATTAAGATGTTTAATTTGGTTTTAACACCAATCTCAAACAATAGCTTTTCATTCATTCCATTAGACGATTGGTATAGTAAGGGTAAATTAGTTGATATTACAAATTACATAGATACCAAAGATATTACAATAAAAAAACCGAAGCTCTTTAAACGTATAGACTTTAAACATCAAAAGTCAGGGCAAATATTAAATGAGCGATTTAGAGAAAACAACGGACTTGATTTAGGTTATGGTGACTTGGCTACTACCTACGATATTGATGGTGGTGAGTTAAAAGTTGAAACTCAATTTGATAACTTAATGTTTGAAAGATTGATTGATAGAAGTAATGATGATGTTACAAACGTGCAAGTTGGTAAATCGATTGATAAAAATCTTAAACCTTACATTGGTAAGCCTTATTTGTTTTATAGATCCGGTTATCAGTTTTATGATTTACCAATTAAGGCTGCTGAACATTCTGATTTAGATTATACATGGTTTACTTCAACTGAAAATGATAGTTTTTTAGACCAGGTTACCCAATCGGTAAACTTTTCTACTGACGTATCAACGTTTTTATACTCTGAAATAAATAAAAATTTATTCAGCAACTATTGGCAAGACTTTATTTCAGACTTATATTCAAGTAAAAGACGATTAGGTAACTACAGAGCGCAGTTGCCAATAGGCAAAATGATTGATATTAACCTAAATGATAGGATACAAATAAGCGATAAGGCATATATTATCAATTCAATGCGTTCAAATCTTACCACAGGAGAGGTAAATTATGAACTTTTAAACTATATCGGTGCGCCTTTTAAGAGTGTAAACTCAATTATAGCTATTACAGTTGATACTATTGAATACTCGGTTGATACAACTGACATAAGTGCGGATGCTACTTACTACTATTTGCCACAATATTCACCATTTGAAAACAGCATTCAGTATGATACTTTAAACGTTACAAGTGGAGCGCAAAATTATGATTTAAAAATACTCGCAAATAGTCCTTATGTAGTTACTAAAGTTGATACAGGCGATGGTGTTGGATGGGTTGATTTAGAAAATACTTTTGGAAATACAAGCGCATATCTTTTAATTAAAGTTTCAGAATACACAAGTGCAATAACAAACCCAACAGATGTTAGAACTATGGATTTAGAAGTGGTTATAGGGATTGACACTTTTACATTAACAATAACACAAACACGATGATAAGCAATTTAGTAGAATTATTAAATACAATGGAATATTATAACGGTAGCGAAAATATAGAATTTGCAAAAGGTGCTTATCGTTGCCCGAGAACTTTTAAAGAAACAATTAAACAGTATAAGAGATGGCTATTAAGAAAACGATAGAGATAGATGTTGATGTAGTACGTGCCAATGGCGGACTTGAAAACTTCACGCAAAATTTTAAGCAAAGTGAGGAAGCGGCCAAATCTTTACGCACACAATTACGAGAGGCTCAAGCGGATGTAGCAGCCTTATCTGATAAGTTTGGGGCAACTTCAAGAGAAGCGGTTGAAGCTGCTAAAAGAGCCGCAGAATTAAAAGATAGAATAGGTGATGCCAAAAATCTTACAGAAGCATTCAACCCTGATGCAAAATTCAAAGCATTAAGCGGAGCGTTGACGGGTGTTGCAGGTGGATTTAGTGTTGTTACCGGATTGATGGGAACACTTGGAACGGAAAGTAAAGAAGTAGAAGGAGCGATTTTAAAAGTTCAATCTGCCATGGCCATAGCAAGTGGCGCACAAGCATTAGGTGAAAGCATAGATTCATTTAAACAACTTGGCGCAGTAGTTAAATCTTTTACAATTGTTCAAAGAATTAGTGCTGCCGCTCAATTAATTTGGAATGCTGCTATGGCTGCCAATCCAATAGGTGCAATCGTGGCTGTTGTTGCTGCTTTAATTGCTGCGGGTTATGCTTTAGTAAAAATGTTTATTGCAAGTTCTGAAGCCACTCAAAAAGCAGAGGCGGCTAACAAGGCATTAAACAAAGAATTAGACACGCAAGTAAAAAACCAAAAGTTAGCCACGCAAGAATCAGATTTGTCGAGAGATGCGCAATTAAAAATGGCAAAGGCTTCAGGTCAAAGTTCGGCAGAAATTAGAAAACTATCTCTTGAATTAGCAAATCAAGAAGTAGCGCAAAAAATGGCAAACGCTCAAACTTTAAGAGCAATCGCAATCGAGGCTATGAGAGTTGCAGGTTTAGAAGATGCAACGGATGCTCAAAAAGAAACTGCAAAAAGAGCATTAAAAGAATTTAACGAAGCTAATGAGGCGTTAAAAACATCGGTTTTAAATAGAAGAAAATTAATAATTGATAACCGAGTTGCTGAAGTTCAAGAAGAAACTGATGCAAGAAATAAGGCAAATGAAAAAGCAGCAGAGGCACAAAAGAAACATAATGATGAATTATTAGCAAATCAAAAAAAGGCAAATCAGGAACGAATTGATGAGTTTTTAAGATTAAAACGTGCTGAAACTGATGCAGCAAATCAAGCGGCTTTAGATAGAGAAAAAGCAGATACTGCATTCTTTGATAAAGAAATGGAAGCGAGAAAAAACAATGAGCTTTCAAAAATGACTGAACAGGAAGCGGACATTGAAAGAGTGCGTTTAAAGTATGAAGCAGATTTGGCTTATGCTGAACAAAATGGATTAGATGCAAGTGCTTTAAAAGAATCGCAAGAAAATGAAATTAATGAAATTAATTTAAAATATCAAAAACAAGATTATGATAATAAAAAAGCGGGTGCTGATGCAGAAATTAAAATAGAAGAAGAAAAACAAGCCGCAAAAGAGAAAGCATTACAATCATTTTCTTCAGGCCTAAAAACATTGGCAGGTTTAATAGGTGAAAGTACAGCGGCAGGAAAAGCAGCGGCAGTAGCAGCAACAACAATAGACACAATTCAATCCGGAGTTTCAGCATTTAAAGGAATGGTGGCAGCAGTTCCAGGACCGGTTGGTATTGCTTTGGGAGCAGTTGCAGCAGCAGGAGCATTGGCTTCCGGTTACGCATCTGTTAAAAAGATTTTAGCAGTTAAAACTCCGGGCGGCGGCGGCGGCGGCGGAGCGGCAGGAGGCGGAGGTTTTGCACCACCACCACCACCACCACAATTTAATATCGTAGGTCAAAGTTCAACTAACCAATTAAGTCAAACTATTGCAGGACAGCAGAACAGACCTATACAAACTTATGTTGTGGGTAACCAAGTAAGCACACAGCAATCTTTAGACAGAAATGCGGTGGCTACTTCAACTTTTGGATAAAAAAAATATATCACTAAAAAAAAAAATCGTTATATAGTTATGAAAACATACGAGCTATTTTTATCGGATGAAGATTTGCAAGGGGTAGACTCTATTGCAGTAGTTGGATCTCCAGCCATGGAAAGCAAGTTTATTGCTTTGGCAGATGAAAAAAAAGTACAGTTTGCTAAAATCGATAATGAAAAGAAAATCTTATTAGGGGTTGCATTAATTCCCGAAAAAAAGATTTATCGATTTGACGAAAAAACAAAGGAAGAGTACTATGTATATTTTTCTAAAGAAACAATAAAACGTGCCTCGGAGTTGTATCTTAAAAAAGGCAATCAAAGTAATGCAAATTTAGAGCATTCTAAATATACTTTGAATGGAACAATCGTAGAGAGTTGGATCGTTGAAGATTTAGAAAAAGATAAAACAGCATTATACGGAATTGATGCGCCTGTTGGCAGTTGGGTTGTGGCTATGAAAATAGAAGATGAAGAGCAATGGCAATTGTGTAAAGATAACGGAAGCGGATTTTCAATAGAAGGTATGTTTGACGAAAAAGTAACATTAACAAAAGTAAATATGGATTTTAAACAAATGAAAGACGATTTGCTAAATGAGTTTAAAACTCTTTTAGGCAAACAAGTTAAATTGGCCGAATGGAAAACCGAAGATGGCAGTTTAACATTGGTAACAGAAACTGAAATTCCGGAGATTGGCGGTACTATTTCAGTTGCAACTCCTGATGGAAATGTTCCTGCTCCAATTGGAGAGTACGTTCTTAATGATGGAACTAAAATTTCAGTTGCAGAGGTTGGCATAATTGCAGAGATTTCAGCAAAAGAAGAAGAAGAAGTAGTTGAAGCACCGGTTGAAGAAATGGCTGCTCCTGCATCAGTAAACACAAGTGAGGTTTCAGATTTGAAAAATGCTATTAGTTCAATGCTAATTAAATTCAATGAGAATTTAGAGCAAAGATTTTCAGCAATCGAAACTAAATTATCGGAGCAAGTTAAAGAAAACGAAACTTTAAAAGTTGAATTATCAGAAACTCCTGCGGTAAGCAAAACAAAAGTAGCACCAATACAAGCTACAACAGAAAAACCAAAAACATTAAAAGGAAGATTAGCATTATCATTAACAGAATTAAAAAATAAAAACTAAAAAAAAATGGCAACAACAACAACAGTAAACAGTTCCTATGCTGGAACGGTGGCAGGGGAAATAATAGGAAAAGCTTTTAAAGAAGCAGATACTATTCAAAAAGGTTTGGTAACTATTTTACCAAACATTCCGGTAAAACAAGTAATCCGTAAAATTGACTACGGAAATGGTCGTCAAGATTATTCATGTGGTTTCGCTCCTGCGGGAAGTGTAACACTTGACGAGGTAATTTTAGAGCCAAAGAAAATCAAAAACGAGGCTGAACTTTGTAAAGAAGATTTCAGAAATGTATGGGATACTGCTACAATGGGATTCTCTGCTCATAATGACAATATGCCGGTAGATGAAGAACAAGCTTTATTAGTAGAAATTTTAGCTGATACTGCTCAAGCAACTGATTCAGATATTTGGATTGGAGAGGCTACAGATGATGGTCACTTTGATGGATTTATTCCATTGTTTTTAGGAGATGCAACTGTAATCGATGTGGCTTCACCTGCAACTATTACTGCTTCAAACGTAGTAGCTGAAATGCAAAAAGCATCAAACGCAGTTCCTGTAGCTTTGAGAAGAAAAGCTGATTTAGTTTTCGCTATATCTGCTGATGTGGCACAAGCTTACAACAATGCTTTAATTACTGCAGGAATCAACAACGGTTTAGGTGGTCAAGGTCAAGAGTTGTATTTAGGAATGTACAAATTAGAAATAATCAATGGTTTACCTGCTAACACAATGGTAATCTACCAAAAGAAAAATCTTTATTTTGGAACAGGTCTTTTAAGCGATCACAATGAAGTTCGTATCAAAGACATGGATGAAACTGATTTGAGCGGTACAGTACGTTACAAAATGGTTTACACAGCCGGAGTACAATATGTAAGAGGTTCAGAGGTTGTTTTATACACAACTTACACAGTTTAATAAATAACAAGGCGGTTGAAAATACCGCCTTATTTAAAACATTATAATAATGGCAGCGTGTGAATTTATAACAAACGGCAGACTTTTAGAATGCAAAAATTTTACAGGTGGTTTAGTTAATGCCTTTTTTGCTCCATTTTCAGATATTGGTGCAACGGTAGTTAATTCAGAACTTACAGGTTTAGGAACTTTAGATGAAGTTTTTAAATTTGAATTAAAAAATACCGGTAATACTTATGTTGAAACTGAAACAGCATCAAGAGATAACGGAACTATTTTTTATGATAGTCAATTAAGTTTAGTACTAACCGGCTTAACTGCTGCTTTAGTAAACCAGGCTAAATTGCTTTCAAGAGATAGAATGTTGATATTTTTAGAAGATAACAACGGAACTTATCACGCTATTGGATTGAAAAATGGTGCTGATAAAACAACAGGAACAAGAGAATTAGGTGGTGCTTTAGGTGATTTCTACGGATTGAAAATGACGTTACAAGCGTTAGAGCCTGAAACTGCTCCAATATTATCAAGTGCAGCTATTACTTCTTTACTTGCATTGGTTTCTGACCAATATGTAAACGATTAATATTTTTTAAAATAGAGTTTAAGGACAGCGTATTAGGTTACGCTGTCTTTTTTTTTGTATCAAAAATTATTTTTATCGTTATATAAGTATGATAATATTTAGACCATCTGAAGAAACTCAAACGGTAACTATTATACCTCGTTATGAAGCGGGTTTAGTTACGTTAAAAATACGTGATGAAAGCAAAGCCACAGAAGAAACTTTTGAGGATTTGTCGGCTGTTTATAGTTATGGTTATTTGACTTTTGAATTTGACAAAACAGTAAGCGAAGGAAGCACTTTTGAATTTGAAGTTTACGATAATGAAAATACACTATTTCGAGGCAAAGCATTTGCAACGGATCAAACAGATTTACAAAATTATAAAATCAATCAATAATGGGAGATTTAAGAACAATAAGTTTAAGCGCATTTGATACACAAATTTTTGACGAAGTAAAGCCAAGCGGTAAAACTTATGTATTAAATGGCAAAAACAATGAAGGGTATGATTATGTTATTAATCGTTACAAATATTCTCCAACAAACGCAGCAATTTTAGATAGTTACTATTCTTATACTTATGGCCAAGGTTTGACTGCAAATTATATGGCTAACCAGGCCATCCAAATGGCTAAAGTAAACAAACTATTTACAAAAGATATAGTTCGTAAATTAGTAAAAGATTATACCTTATTTCACGAATGTAGTTTTGAGATAATTTTAGGTAAAACAGGAAATGAAATTGCACAAATAAATCACTTGCCAAAAAATAAAGTAGTTCCAAATGAAGTTGACGAAAATGGAGTTATTAATTCATATTGGTATTCTTACGATTGGAGTGATACAAGAAAATATCCGCCAACTCAAATACCGGTATTTGTACAAGGCACAACAGAAAAAAAGACAGTCTTTGTAATTAAGGAATATTCGATTAACGATTTCTATTTTGCAAGGCCATCATATTATTCAGGATTAAACTATGCCGAATTAGAGGAACAAATTTCTGTGTATTGTGTGAACCATATTAAAAACGGATTGAGCGCAGGGCATATTATAAATGTAAATGAAGGTGTTACTGATGATGAGGTTAAAACACAATTTGAACGTAACATTATTAAAAAATGGACAGGTGCAAATAACGCTAATAAGTTTATATTATCCTTCAACTCGAATAAGGATAATGCCACTACGATTGAAACTATAACCATAGCAGATGCACACCAACAATATCAATTTTTAACAGAAGAAGCAAGAAAGCAATTATTGACAGCTCACAAAGTTGTAAGCGGTGCAATTTTAGGTATTCAATCGGGAACAGGATTTAGTAGTAATGCGGATGAAATTGCAACAGCATTTGATGAAACAATGTTGAATGTTATAACTCCAATGCAAAACGCTTTAGTAGATGGCTTTGAGTACGTTTTAGGTCAAAATCAAATTACTTTGCAGTTGTATTTTGAAAATTTAAGGGATGTTGATGTTGAGAATAACAAAAATGAAAGTTCTTATAATGGTGCGCAAATATCAAGTGCTGTTGAAATATTGCAAAATGTGAAAGATGGCATTTTAACAAAAGAACAAGCTATGGTTTTCTTAATTCAATTCTTAAAATTGGATAAAGATGTGGCGGTTTCAATGTTTACCGTTGGAAGTTCAGTTCAAAAACTATCAGAAGAAAAAAAAAAAATAGGTAGTGAGCTTATTGAGTTAGGTGAGGATGAAGATTTAGAGAATTATGAGTTAATAGAGTGTAAACCTGTTGACTATGATGAAGAAGAAAAGCTAACTTATAAATTTGCCACAAGCACCGGAACTGCAAACTCAAACCGAAGAAGTATTTACGATACTGATTTTTATCTTTTTCGTTATAGATATGCAGGTAATTCATCACCCGAAAGAGAATTTTGTAAAAATATGATGAGTGCCAATAAGATTTACAGAAGAGAGGATATTGAGGCCATGGGCGATGTTACAGTAAACCCTGGATTCGGTAAACATCCTAACCCAAATAATCCTTATTCTATTTGGAAATATAAGGGCGGTGGCTTGTTAAGTGCCACATTTACAGGGGGAACTTGTAAACACTATTGGGAAAAATTAACCTATAAAATTAAAGATGTTAAACCTGATGTTAAATCACCAATTGCTATTGACGATGCGAAAAAAGATAGAGCAAGTGGAATAGCAGGAATAGCACCTCACGACATATAAAATAAATTATGATACTATTAATAACACCGCAGCAAGTAGTCGCAAAAACGCCTTTAAATGGCAACATTGACTTTGATAAAATAGTGCCTTGCATTGAGGATGCACAAATAACAGATTTAGAGCCTTTAATAGGTCAAGTTTTATATGATAAGATTTGCACCGATTTTGAGAATGACGATTTAGAAGATAAATATTTGACTTTATACGAGGATTTTATAGTTGACTTTTTAATTCGTGCAACCGCTAAAAATGTTCTTTTGGTTTTAGCTTATCAAATATCAAATGGTGGTGTTTATAAGCATACTGCTGACAATGCTGAAAGCGTAAGCAAATCAGAGGTTGATTATTTAATGGTACAACAAAGAAGTAAGCAAGAAGTATTTGGACTTAGAATGCAAAAATGGTTATCTTACAACAGAATTCCGGAATACACTAAACACAGCGATACAATTTCACGTAAAAAACTAAATGTAGGCAGTTGGTGGTTTGGAAATAACAGTTGTAATGATTGCGGAAATATAGAAATCGACACTTATGGACAAGACTAAAAAGCCAAACATAGCACGTTTAAGAAACGAAGAAAAATTGAAGCAATTTTTATTTAAAAAACAAGTAAAAAAAGATGGCAAAGCAAATAATTAATGTCGGCACAACTGCCAATGATGGCACAGGGGATAAAGTAAGGGATGCCTTTATAAAAGTTAATTCAAATTTTGGCGAATTGTACGATGAAGGAGGTGCAAATATTACCGTTAACAATCCGGTTACTTCAACAGAAACTACTTTAGATGAGGCATTAAGCGATTTAAATACAGGTGGCGGTGGTTCTCAAACACTTGCACAAGTTTTAGTTGAAGGCAATATTACTGATGGTACTGACATATCCATTTCCGATGGCGACAAAATTGTTTTAGACAATGGAGCAAACTTAAAAAAAGGCACAACCGATGCCGGACTTGGTGGAACTAAAGGAATAGCTTTGCGATGTGCTGTTGATTACGAGTTGAAATGGGAAGCGGGTAGATTATATGTAATGGGTGGCGATGGCTTTACTATTCGTGAAGTATCACATAATTTTACAACTCTTCCAACACTTAATGATGACGATACGAAAGGATTTGTTGTTGGTAGCCGTTGGATTTTAGATAATGGCGATGTTTATGTTTGTATTGATGATACAACAGGAGCTGCGGCTTGGGAATTAGTTAATACAGGTATTACTCCAACACTTCAACAAGTTACTGATAATGGTAATAATGAAACTACAAATGACATAATAGTTAAGGATAGCGAAAAATCAGTTACTTTACAAACTAACGGAATTAATTATCAAGATATAGATGAAGGTGGAAATACTATTTTAAGATTTATAAATACATCAGCAGCGTCTCAAGAAATTGAAATTAGAGGTTTAGGTGGTACAATGGCTTTAACTTCTGATATAACTACTCCAACGCTTCAAGAAGTTTTAGACGAAGGAGATGCGGTAGTAGATAGTGCCATTTTTTTAAGCAATACTGCAAATGATTTCGAAACAAGTATTAATGAATTTGGAGATGGGCAAATAGCTTTAAAAAGTGTAGTTAATGACACGCTTACAAATATTGGAGCAGGTGTTGTTTATTTAGGGAATGTTGCCGGTAGTGATAATGTTATAATAAATAAAGATGGTATTAACGTTGATTCTGTTAATTATGCGTTTCCAAGTGGCTCATCAAGTCCGTTAGCAACTTTAGCTGACATTCCAACAGGTAGCGGAATACCTCACGCAACAGCATCCGGAACTGATACATATACTGCAACAATTACAGGTGTTGCTGCTTATAATGATGCCGACGCTTATTTAATTAGGTTTACAAATGGCAATACAACAGGAGCAACTTTAAACATAAATGCTTTAGGGGCAAAAACTCTTTACAGAAATAACGATGGCGCTCTAATTGGTGGTGATATTATTAATGGAGGGGAAATGCTTTGCATTTATAACACTTCTTTAAACGGATTTCAAGTAATTGGAACTGCTCCAAATAGTTTATTTGCCTATGTTACAAATGATGACTCTGTTACTTTAACAAAAGGAATGCCTGTTTATGCTTTTAGTGGCACAGGAGATAGAATGACTGTAAAGAGAGCGAATAATACATTAGATTCTTCATCTGCTCAAACAGTTGGATTAGTATTATCGACATCCATTGGAGCTAATCAAAAGGGATTAATAATGATGCAAGGGTTATTGGATGGGTTAAGCATCCTTCCAACAGCAACTTTTGCTGATGGTGATGCTGTTTATCTTGGCGCAACAGCAGGAACAATCACAAATGTTAAACCTTATGCACCTAATCATTTAGTTTATTTAGGTGTTGTTACAACAGCCTCAAATGGAAGTGCGGGTAGAATGTATGTTCGTATCCAAAACGGATATGAATTGTCGGAGATACATGACATCGATTTAATAACTAATGCGCCAACTAACAATCAAGTTTTAACTTATGAAAGTTCAACTGACCTTTGGAAAAATAAATCACTTGGTACAATTTTAGGATATACACCTTATAGATTTGTTCAAACTTCACAAACTGCTCATACTGGGACAGTAGCTGAAACTATTGTAGCAACTGCAACTATTGCTGGTGGAACTTTTAATAGTACAGATGTTATGAAAGTTATTTATGGTGCAAATAAATCAGCAGCTATAAGTGCAACAATAAGAATTAAAATAAATACTTCAAATACGCTTACTGGAGCCGTTACAATAGCTGGAATGTTAACCACTACTGCAAATGCATTAATTTTAAAAAGAAACTTTATGTTAAATGGTGGTAATTTACACGGAATGCAATTTAGTTTAACAAACACAATTACTGATGAGGCAACTGTTTTAACAAATGTTTATAATAATACTCCTTACAATACTGCAAATACATTATATTTATTTTTTACAGTTCAAATAACAAATATTGCTGATAGTGTTACGCCTAATTTATTTAATATTACAAACTAATGAAATCAATAGTCAACGGAATTACTGGAGAGTTTATGTATTGTACAGCAGTAGAATATGTATTGCAAGAAAATGAAATAGCAATAGATGAACTATTAACTGTTTTATATGAAAAGCCTTATTTCAATTTTGAAACAAGAGAGTTTTACGAGGGAGCAATAGAATAAAAAATGAGTAAAGAAACATTAGATAAGTTGTTAAACAAATGGATAAGCCGAAAGCTATTAGTATTTATAGTAGCTTGTGTAGGTTTATTTTCAACTAATATAACATCCGGTGACTGGGTAATAATTGCAACTGCTTATATAGGCATTCAAGGTTTTACTGATATAGTCGCTAAAATAAAAACATAATAATGAATAATGCACACGACATAAAACTTTTACTTGTAAATGGTTTTTTAATTAGTTTCTCTTTTTCAAATGTTGAATTAGGATTGAAGATTTTTTCATTATTATTAGCTATTGGATATACTACTCGCAGATGGTGGCTGATGGAAAAAAATAAAAAAAATGAAGCTGAATAAAGAAGGATACGACCTTATAAAATTATTTGAAGGATTAAGCCTTAAACCGTATTTATGTAGCGCAAAAGTGCCGACTATTGGATATGGTTCAACTTTTTACGAGAATAACAAAAAAATTTTAATGTCTGATCCGCCAATTACTAAACAACGTGCAGATGAGTTACTTCAAATAAGTGCTGACCGGTTTGCTGCTAAAGTGGTTAATTTAGTTAAAAAACCAATTACTCAAAATCAACTAAATGCTTTAACATCCTTCGCATACAATTTAGGTTCGGGAGCTTTAGCCTCATCCACTCTATTGAAAAAGGTAAATGTAAACCCAAACGATGTAACTATTAGAAACGAATTTTTACGATGGAATAAAGCTAATGGAGTTGCATTAAAAGGCTTAACTAATCGACGTACTAAAGAAGCTGATTTATATTTTACTCCTTAAAGTATTGTTATTCAATACTTTTTTTGTAGGTTTGAACAACCAAACTATAAACTTATGAGCCTAAAAGGGAATCAAAACGCTGCAACTTACAAAAAAGATATTGTTTTATCTTTTATCAATCAATTTCCAAATGCACCAACAATGGCTATTGCAAGAATGATTTATGATAAACATAAATTAGACTTTAGTTCGTTAGATACAGTAAGGTCAAATGTTAGAAGATACAGAGGCGAAAACGGAGTAAATAATTCACCTATTTCTAAAACTGGTGAACGTACTGAAATCCAAAAAAAACAATGTATAAACAAAAAAATAGACTTACCTGATAGCGATTACGAAAAGTGCGAAGCGTTTATTATTCCAAAAGGCCAAAACAATATTTTAATCTTAAGCGATATTCATTTCCCATACCAGGACAATAAAGCACTTGAATTGGCAATTAATTACGGACTTGAAAACAAAGTAAATACAATCTACTTAAATGGTGATATTGCAGACTTTTATCAATGCAGTAGATTTACAAAAGACAGACGATTGAGGGATATGGCGGGAGAGTTAGAAATGGTTAGAGGCTTTCTAAAAATGATGCAAGACTTGTTTAAATGCCCTATTTACTATAAAATCGGAAATCACGAAAAAAGGTATGAAGATTATTTAATGATTAAAGCTCCGGAGTTATTAGGAATTGATGATTTTAAACTTGAACAGCTTTTAAGATTTAGGGAGTTTGGTGTTACGTTGGTTAAGGATAAGCAAATGGCTTTAGCGGGTAAGCTTCCAATACTTCATGGACATGAATGGTTTGGGGGATTTGCTCCGCCTGTTAATCCTGCAAGGGGTTTATTTATGAAGGCAAAAGAGAGTTGTTTAGTAGGACATCACCATAGAACGAGTGAACACAATGAAAAGAGTTTAAGCGGTGAAGTTACTACAACTTGGTCAACAGGATGCCTTTGCGGATTAGAGCCTGAATATGCGCCTTATAATAATTACAATCATGGGTTCGCTCACGCTAAAATTGGAAGCGATGGCAATTACGAGTTAAAGAACATTAGAATAATCAATTATAAAATTGTGTAATGGAAAACAAAGTTCCGCCAAATCTTGATTCGCAAATTGAGAAAGTAGCTAATAAAATGCTTCGACAATATTTACGAGGTCAAAACTGCGAGAAAACAAATGCTATTTATAGAGAATTAATAAAACAAAAAAATGGCTGATATAAGTAAGTGCAATGACAGTTTATGTCCAAGTAGTAAATACTGCCATAGGTTTACTGCTCCAGCAGGAATGTACCAAAGTTGGGCATCTTTCAATCGTGAAGATGATGCTGACAACTGCGATATGTTTTGGAGTAATGGTATTGATTCAAACAAATGTAAATTGAATGGTGTTAAACGTGAGGGAGAAATGTGTAATTTAGATTATTGCACGTATCCAAAATGCGTACAAGATTATTACTGCGAGTACTGCCATAAGTTAGATAGTGAACACAAGATGAGTTGCCCAACACGTAAAATACAAATTAACTTATGACACTAAAAGAAAAGTTTGATAAAATAAGTTGTAAAGATTGCGATATGCCTTATTGTGATATTAAATGCACAATATTAAATCCAAGTGAGTTAAATCGTTTAGAACAAATAGCAGATGATTTTGCTATTGGATTTGCAAAGTGGATAACAAGTGAAAAATCAAAGTATTCTATTTTGTATGGAAATCAAGAAAAAAGATTTGCAACATTTGAAGAAGATTATACACCTAAAGAACTATTAGAAATCTATAAAAAAGAAAGTAACTTATAGTATGTATATTATACTATACAAAAAAACTAAAAAGTGTATAAAATGTACAATATAATGTACGAATAAATGTAACTTATAAGTTACTAATCGTTTAAAGATAGACCCTAATTTTTAAGGTTTAAATTGACACAAAAAGTAATAACTTTTGTCCCAAATATACACTAAATTAGAGACGAGAATGAAAATAACAGTTGAAACAAACGGAGAAGTAATTACAATGGAATTACACGATGATAGTAGTATTTTCGATTTAATTCCGAAGTTAAAATTAATGCTTTTATTTTGTGGATATACTCAACAATGGATTGATGAACTTTTAAAAGAACACGAATGACAATAAACAACAACAACGAAAACGAAAACAATTTAATTTTAGTAGCTATTATACTGGCTTTATTTTTTGCAATAGTACTAACGTCTTGCGGTAGTAGAAAGGTTCAGAAGTCAGAAACAAAAGAACAAGAGCAAAAAACTGAAAAAATTACTCTTGAAACTGAAACGAGAGTAACAGACAACACTAAAATAGTTGATACTTCAACAACAGATGAATTTGAGATAGTTCCAGTCGACAACACTTTACCTTTTACTGTTAATGGTAAAGAGTATAAAAACGTCAAAATAAGGCACAAAAAAAGTAAAAACAATATAACCGTTGCAAAAGATGTAAAAATCCAACACAAAGCACAAAAAGAGGCTGTAGTGATGGTTAAAAGAAACAAAATAATTGAAGTGAAACAAACAGAACGAAAAGAGTCTTATTGGTGGCTGCTTTGGTTATTGCTTTTAATACCGATTTATTTTGCTTATAAAAAATATAAACATTACATTTGAAGCTTCATAATAATTTGGTTTAAGTTGATTACCCCTTCACGCAAAATGGAAGGGGTTTTTTTTATTTAATCCTGTCAAACAATTCATCCAACATAGTTTCATCAGCAGTAGTATCGATTTTTAATATGTTCTTATTGACGATAATTGATATTAAATACTTATGGCAGTTTTGCTTTGCTTTGTGGCTTTGTGCTGTGCCTTTGCGATAAAGTTTAAAATCTGCGTAATGGCAAATTAAATTTTTATAATCATTGATTAATTGGTCGTGAGCTAAAAAATGCTCTTTAGATAATAGGTAGTTCATAATAATTAATTTTGCTTTCGTAAATTGTATAAATCTCTTCATTCTCAAAATCAAAATGTAAATTGTTTTGAGATAGTTGTTCTAAAAAAGCCTGAATAATAAATAACTGATAAAAGCTATATCCTTTTTTTTCGTTTCCTCTTATTAGTTTAGGTCTCAACTCATTAGATTCGATAATTCGTCTAACAAATCCGTAATCAACGTTACAGAAATCAGCGATGTTGTTAATTGTGTAAATCATATTTTTGAAATAAAATTATTA